TTGCCTGTAGTGGCATCTAGCAGATCATGCTCGACCACCTCCATCGCTGTAACCCACAAATAACGACGTTGATACGACTCAACAGCGCCGATATTTTGCACTTCGTGGCATCCCTTGAGGTTGGCGCTACCCATCGGCGAGGTGATCTCAATCTGCGAGCCGTCCTCGGTGTCGATGATCGTCAGACGGGCAATGTCGGCGGTGTAGCTGACAACTCCGCACAGTTGCAAGTTGTGGAAAATCTCCTGCACCGTTGGCAGAAAATCGCCCAGTTCAAAATACTTGTACCCGGCAAACTTGTTTTCGCCCGACTTGTTCAGCTTTGTGGCTTGCAAGAACAACCTTGCTTGCATTAGTTTTGTGTAGACGCTCATGCTAATACCCCCGTAACGATAAGTAGAAAAATGATTGTGAAGCCGATAGCTACTGCGCGGTCGCCGATCATGATCCAGCCACCAATCGACGGCAGAAAATGTCGTAGTCGTATTCGCCGCGGTTCATGCGTCGCGCCCATTCGTGATCTAGTTCTGACTCAGTCATGATGGCTTCACGTGGCTTGAAGTGGACACCTTCGGGTTTGCACGTACCCCAAGCGTTACGCTCTAGGTTGCAGAACGTCGGCAGCACGTGACCGCTGATAGGTGAGAATTGCGGCTTTCGGGTGCATTCGCTTGCTTCAATGTTGTCGGCGTTTTTCTTGTAGTGAGCGCAATTTTTGCAGAGGTTCATGTGTTGTCTCCTGTTGTTGTCAATTAGCGGGGGCTTGCGCCCCCGTTTGGTTTACTGAATGGTGTAACCAAGAGCCTCGATTTTTTCCGCAACGTCGGGAGCAACCGACTTGCGAACGTTGATGCTAGTGCAGGCAAAACCATAACGCTCCGCAAACAACTGCAAGCCACGCTCAGACTGAGCGACGATAGTTACCTCGGTGGAGGCAAAGTCGAAAGGAACTACTTGGAAATCAAACATCGGGAAACCTCCGAAAAGTTGTTGTTGTCAATTCGTGCTACAGGACGGACTTTACTTACCTAATTGCTACTTGTCAACACTTGTTGCAAAGGAAAATTGTAAAGTATTCTTAAGTAAATCAATGTCGCTTGACAAGATAGATTGACACAGGTTAGGATGCTTTGCAAGTTATCTTTAACCCTATGGAGAGCAGCATGAAAATCGCACAAGCAGAAGCCCACTTTGGCAACCGTCGCAAACTAGCCGAGGCGTTGGGCATAACGAGCCAAGCAGTAAGCCAGTGGGCGAAGCGCGGTCAGATACCCGAGGGCATGGCATACAAGCTCCAGGTGGTCACAAACAACGCTCTGAAGGTCAACCCTACTGACTACATCCCCGTCGAGCAGCTAGTGGCTGAAATCGTCCCACAGCAGTAGTTGACAAACAGAAAAAAGTCGTTTACTGTGTGTTTGTCCGAGAGAAAGATCGGGCCACGCCGGAAGCGTGAAAAGATTGCCACCACGAACCCATCTACGCATGGGCTTCGGCTGTCGAGAGCAAAATGGTGGATATCTGCTCACTTCCGTCGAGGTCTGAAGCCCAGCCGTAGGTGGGTTTTTCTTTTGGGCTACACCGCATTGGGCAATGAAAGCAACAGCGATGCGAGTGGAAAGTGCTACTGGTGGCTATGGTCTGCAACAGCACGCAGAGAGGTGGCGAAGATAGTGCCTCTGACCGAAAGACTGTCGAATGTGCAGGCTCCGAAGAGCAGCATTAAAGGCGCATGAGGCTAGGCTAAATGCGCCCACCAAAGAGCAGATAGATACTACTAGCAGTAATGATGAAAGGTAAATATGTTTGACGACTTCTATTGCAAGTACCCCAAAAAAGTAGCGCGTAAGGACGCACAAAAAGCCTATGCACGCCTTACTGCCGAGCAGCAACAGAAAGCACTTGCAGCGATTGACGACCATGTGCGGATGTGGGCGGCTGAAGGAAGGGACAAGCAATACATTCCACACCCTGCAAGCTGGCTTAATGGCGAGCGATTCGATGATGAAATTTCGATGCCTGAACCGAAAGTGGTGAACTGGTGGACAAGCGATCAACTAACAATGGAACACGGTCGCAAGATCGGAGTACCGGCAAGACCGGGCGAGGATATGTTCCAGTATCGCCTGCGGTTACGGGCCGCGTAACTTGGCAAGAAAGAGTTGCAACAGTAGTGCGCGTGCAAGGTATGACGCGAGAAGAACGGGCAGCAGCTATGCCCGAATCAGCAGAAATCGTGAGGGCTTTTTCTGCTGAGTTTCAAGTAGTAGAAGTTAGGGCAACAGAAAATAACCTTTTCTATGAATGGATAAAAAAATGATGCTAGATAAATGGTTTCCCAACTTGCACTTTCCGCGTGTACGTAACACCGATCCTGATACCAGCCATGCAGCAGCGGATCAGGCAGCAGAACTAGCCACTAAGCATCACGGCATCATCCTGCAAGCGTTAGAACAGCCTGGAACAATCTACGACATTGCCGCCCGTACTGATCTCGACCATAACGCGGTAGCTCGGAGGATGAGCGAGTTGGAACGGTTAGACCTTGCTTACCCCGAAGGACAAAAGAAAGGCGCGAGTGGCCGTATGTGCCGCGTATGGGTGCGAAAATGAGGATTCGCATAGTTCCCTACCAACAATTAGTTGATCAAGACAAAAATGCTCGCGGTGTTTTTGCAAAAAAATGGGAAGTGTCTGTGGAATGCGATAGCTTGGAAGAAGCCGAAAAATTGAAAGAAACCTTGGCACAGCCGAAGCAAGAGCCGGTGGCGTGGATGCGTGAGGATGAAGATTGCACAGATTGTATTGTGTGGGAGCAAACTGAAGAACACACAATTCCTCTCTACACCACGCCACCACAGCGCAAGTCGGAGCAAGAGCCGGTGGTGTGGCGATCTTGGAACGAAAAAGACGGATTTGGTTTTTGGGATACAAAACATGAAGCCGAATCTTGGTGTGATCCTGATTTTGATTCTGAGCCTCTTTACACCATTCCACCACAGCGCGAGTGGGTTGGGCTTACCGATGAAGAAAAGCACGATTGTTACTTACGAATAGACGTTTGGAGTCGATGCGTCGAAATGGTTGAAAACAAGCTGCGGGAAAAGAATGGCTAACCGCACCCTCGACCAAAACGCAGCCCAATGGCGAATCCTCGGTGCATGGGCAAAGCAGAAGGAATGGCTGATAAACGGTCAAAAGACGTTCCTAATCGACGAGGACTGGAAGGACATACTCACCGCCACATACGAGGGCGAAATTGCTCCCAGGCTAGCTCCTGGCCTTCATGGAGGCATTGTGATGCTAGGCAGGCGAACAAGTAAGTATGACAGGGAGAAATTTAGCGATTGGTTGGATTGGCTGAACTTTGCCTCGATTGAGGCGGGAGTTAACGTTGACCAAAGCTGAGCAAGAATGGCACGCCAAGGTTCGAGACTTGGGCTGCATTGTGTGCCGGTTGTTCCACGAAACCCGATCCGATGGGGATATTCACCACGTTTTGTCGGGCAGCAAGCGCAAGGGTGAAATGTTTGTGATCTGTCTGTGCCCGACCCATCACAGAAGTGGACGCAATACGCCGGAATATGTGAGCCGACACCCTTGGCGCAAGGCTTTTGAGCAGCGTTATGGGACAGAGCAACAGTTGTTACAACAGACGGAGGAACTATGTGCCAGTTCACAAAAGTTACTGAAGCTCAAGCGTTGAAAGCGTTGCATAAAATCTGCACAGTTTTCCTTGAGTTTGGGCAAGCAAAAAGCAATTACACGGAAACAGAACTTTCAGAGGGCGTTTGCATGGAATTGTTGGTGCAGGATATGCGGATCACGATTGAAACTGGGCCGGAAGTAATTGCCGAGATTGAAACCGCTAAAGCTATTGAGAAGGCTTCTCATGTTAATTGACGACTGCCCGACAATTCAATGCTTTGTAAGGAAGGAATTTTTGTACGATGAGAAGGAAGGTCACGGGGAGTTCGTCAAAGCGGTAATTTTCGGGGTGCGAGCAGAACCTGCGCGAGTTCCCATGTTCCAGGTGATGTTGGAATCGGGAGCGCAATGGGCGCGAGTGCCGATAAACAAGATTTGTTTACAGCCTTGCGAACAGTTACCGATTGAGCAACTGGTGTGGTGGGACAGCTACGGATACGAATTTGCGGTGCATCAATTCTCATTCCTGAAAAACCACAAAGTAACGGCGCTCGGCAGGGATGGGGTTATCCGAACGGGAAATTACTTGTTCACCCTTGATTGGATGAAAACGGGGTGGTCGGAAACGCCGGATCAGCACAAGAATCATCACTTCATTGCTCTGCAAACTGGGCAGTTGATTGCGTACCCAAACAACCGATTAGTATGGCTTGACCCGTCCTGGATAGAACCTGCGCCCGACAAGAACTGGAAAACGCCTACGAAAGCAATTTTTGTTGAGGGTTTATGAGACGCGCTGCAAAGGTGGATTCAAATCATGTTGAAATCGTTACTGAATTCAAGATGCGTGGATGTTCTGTGCTTAGCCTTGCACCTATGGGTAGAGGCGTGCCTGACCTTCTCGTCGCGTTTGGGGGCGTTACTTGGTTGGTCGAAGTCAAAGGGCCGAAAGGGAAGGAGACGGAAGATCAACAAAAGTTTGCGCTCCAATGGACGGGGTGCAGAGCAATCGTTCGGGACGTGCAAGGAGTCAAGGACACGGTCGAAATTATGATTGCTCAGATGGTGAAATTACGTGCTTGACCCTCTGATAAATTCAGAATATCATTGTGAAATTGCTGAAAAAGGGTGAAAAATGTCGAAATACAACGAATCGGCGGCGGCGTTTGTTAGCGTACTTTTTCACAGCGCAACCGTCACGCACTTCATGCACTTGCAGACTAAATCATTCGCTCAACACATGGCATTGGGCGAGTATTACGATGCAATCGTGGAGCTTGCTGACAAGTGGGCTGAAGCGTACCAAGGGGCGTATGACATCATCACGGGCTACCCCAAGGATTTCCACCTAGCGACTGATCCGGTCAAGTACCTGACGCAGATCAAAGAGTTCGTTGACGATATTCGCAAAGACTTGCCGCAAGACAGCGAGCTAAACAACCTAGTGGATAGCATCGCGGATCAGATCGACTCGACCCTCTACAAGCTCCGTTTCCTGAAGTAATGAATATAGAGCACGTCCCCGTTGGCGATTTGATTCCGTTCGCAAAGAACTCGCGCACGCACGACGACGCGCAGGTGGCGCAAATTGCCGCAAGCATTAAGGAATTTGGCTTTACCAACCCTATCCTGATTGACGAGCAAAGCGGCATCATTGCCGGGCATGGACGGCTTTTAGCGGCACGTAAGCTGCAACTGACCGAAGTCCCGTGTATCCGGCTTAGCCACCTATCGGACGCGCAGAAGCGGGCATACGTCATTGCTGACAACAAGTTAGCTTTAAATGCCGGGTGGGATGATGAGATGCTTGCCTTAGAACTGGGCGATCTCAAAGACATGGATTTTGATTTGTCGTTGACAGGATTTTCAACGGACGAAATCAACGCGTTGCTGACCCCGACCGTGGTTGAGGGCTTGACCGACGAGGATGCCGTCCCTGAAATCCCTGAAAACCCTGTAACAAAACTTGGCGATGTTTGGGTGCTCGGAAAGCATCGTTTGATGTGCGGCGATTCAACAAGTGTTGATGCCGCTGCCACCCTGTGCAAAGAATTAGCGGTAGATATGCTGCTGACCGACCCACCGTACAACGTTGCATACGAAGGTGGAACGAAAGAAAAGTTGACCATTCAAAACGACAGCATGGGCAACGACCAATTTCGTCAATTTTTGCGCGATGCGTTTGTAACTGCTGACACCGTAATGAAGTCTGGCGCCGTTTTTTACATTTGGCACGCCGATTCAGAGGGTTACAACTTTCGTGGAGCGTGCAACGATGCCGGGTGGAAGGTGCGTCAATGCTTGATTTGGAAAAAGTCGTCATTGGTGATGGGGCGGCAGGATTATCACTGGAAGCATGAGCCTTGCCTTTACGGGTGGAAAGAAGGCGCAGGTCACTTATGGGCGGCAGACCGCAAACAAACCACAATTCTTGAGTTTGATAAACCATCGCGCAACGGTGAACACCCAACCATGAAGCCCGTGGGGTTGTTTGAGTATCAAATGCTCAACAACACAAAAGGCGGGGATATCGTGCTAGATTTGTTTGGTGGGTCAGGAACAACAATGCTTGCTGCTGAAAAGCATGGGCGCGTTGCATACTTAATGGAACTAGACCCCAAATACTGTGATGTCATCGTTCAACGGTGGCAGGAATTCACCGGAAAGACAGCTTTCCTTGAAGGCACAAATGAACCGTTTGTTAAGCTAGATAAAGCGGCATGATTTAGTTAATAAAAGACAATGGCACAAGAACCCCACAAACCAACCGACAAGACCCGCGAGCAGGCTAAGCAAGCTGCGGGACTAGGATTGCCCCACGATCAGATAGGGGCGCTCTTGGGTATATCGCACGTTACCCTGCGTAAGTATTACGAAACAGAACTTGCGCTCGGCAAGGCTACGGCATCGGCACAGATTGCCAAGACCCTGTTCAACAAGGCGCAATCCGGCGACACAACGGCGCTGATTTGGTGGACTAAGGCGCAAATGCGGTGGGCGGAGACGCAGCGGCACGAAAACACTGGGCCAGAGGGCGGGCCACAAGAGTTGACGATCCGATGGGCCGATCCGAAATAATCCTTCCTTATGCGCCGAGACACGCATTCTTGCCGTTCCACGCAAGGACGCAGCGGTGGGGATGCTTAGTAGCCCACAGGCGGGCAGGGAAAACGGTAGCGGCTATCAATGACGTTATCAGGGCAGCGGCCACCTGTAGATCAGCTTTTCCGCTGTTTGGCTATGTAGCACCGTATCGCAGCCAGGCTAAAAGCGTGGTTTGGGACTATCTGAAGAACTTTGCTCAGCCGATCATTTCAGACAGCAACGAGGCCGAATTGACGGTCACGGTAATGAACGGGGCAAAGATCAGGCTGTTCGGTGCTGATAATGCCGACGCTATGCGGGGCTTGGGCTTTGATGGCATCTATATGGACGAGTACGGCGACTTCAAGCCTAGCGTATGGGGCAACGTCATCCGTCCGGCGCTGTCTGATAAGCAAGGTTGGGCGGTCTTTGGTGGTACGCCCAAAGGTAAAAACCAGTTTTGGTCGGTGTATGAAAATGCTGCTCGTTCCCCTCACGAGTGGTTTCTGCTGCGCCTCCCCGCTTCTTCGTCGGGCTTGTTGCCACCATCCGAGCTTTCGGCAGCAAGGGCGCAATTATCCGAGGATCAGTACTTGCAGGAGTACGAATGCTCATTTGAAGCTGCAATCCTCGGAGCTTTTTACGGCCAAGAATTGAGGGAAGCCGAGCAAGAAGGCAGAGTAACAAGCGTTTCAGTTGATCCTAACCTGCCTGTGCATACGGCATGGGACTTAGGCTATCGGGACGATACGGCTATTTGGTGGTATCAGGTCGTTCGGGGAGAAATCCATGTTATCGACTTCTACGCGGTATCGGGCGCAAACATTGAAGAACTTGCGCAGGTTATCGAGGGCCGAGGTTATCGCTGTGGTAAACATT